CCCTCCTGAGCAGAAGCGTTAACAGGGAGGCACCAGTAACTGAGAGAATTGCGTGAATCAGTGGAAAAACGGGCAGAGAAAATACATGGGGCGTCAGGAAGCTGAGAGCGGGCCTCATCTTCTGTTGGTGCAATAACGAAGTGATAGTGACGTTTTTGGCAGGAGTAAAAGCGCCAGATAAATTCAGGATGAGTTGGGGTAGGGATAGTAGCCATATTGGCAGCCTCCTTTTGCTAATTTAAGGAGCTACCGCGTGAGGTTCCAATCTCAATGGCGGTAGCACTGACTGGGTTGGAACTACCGGCGCAAAAGGGAACCGGCCTGCCTTTCGGCAGCCCAGCCAGCACTACCATTGATCTCGTAGCTATGTGCTACGTATGGTTGTGCGATGGCATGACATAAAAAAGACGCTTTTGGCGTCTGTGTCGCCTTTTGCATTATCCGGGGTTCCAATCCCGGCATCCGTTTTACTAAGATGCTTGTTTAGGATAAACCGAAAATGCATTAGCACGCAAGCGAGTTAATGTAGCATATGAAACTAAAAAAACAAAATAATTAGAGCAATTTGTGTCCGTATAAATTATTAGCTATGCAACTAAAATGTATAACTCTAATTGATATGGATCAAAGACTTTGACCATTGCATGGTGAAACTTTGTGCTACAAAATGTTATTTTAAGGCGTTTTATCTGTGGCTGGAGATAGTTAATCATGTCATCTGAACATGTTCGTAAAGGTGTAACAAATGCGAAATTCAATGAAGAGCAATCTAATATTCTCTTTATTGAAATAGGAATTCTGTCAATACTGATAGGTTTAATGTCTAAATCATGGTGGGCCTTTGGCGGTTCATTTCTTGGACTGATTTTTAGTTTAAGAATAAAATTTCTGGCAATACCATTGATGATTGTCTTTAGCTTAGTATGGGGAGCTATTGGCTATAGCATTGGTGCTTTGTTTGAATCAACAGCAGCTAGTATTGTTTTGGGAATAATTGCTTTCCTGAGTGGCTTGGGCACTCATTTTGCTGCCGTACAATGGGCAAATGATATTGCAGAATAATTACAGATAAGAAGCGAAAAAAATGAATATGAGATGGTTTTTATTATTTGTATCGTTAATTTCAGCAGGAGTATTTGCAAAAATTGATCCTCTACAATGGAATGTAATTGAAGATAGAGGGGGGAGAGAATATACAATCCATAATCAAAATGGTGATAAGATAAGTTTTTTATGTGATATGGGTTTCATGTATGGATCACCAGATAGTGCCGGTAGTTTAGGCCTGTTGCTAAGGTCGTCGAATAATAAAAAAGAGTATAATGCTGACAAGAGTAAAATAGTATTAACATTAGATGGTGAGCAATACCCTTTTAGCAATCTTGGGTCAATGGTTGGAGATTCTTGGTGGTATGCCTTTTGGCAAGATGCAGCAGATTCAAATGCTAATGCGATCGATGCTTATGTTGATAATGAAAAAATTGCCACATTTCCTCTTTCTGGGCTAAGTAAATTATATCAACAAGCTAAAAACGATGGATGCTTAAAGCGCGGCGATTAATTTTATTGCAAATTTAACGTAACCCATAAAGCGATTATGGGTTACAAAATATTAAGATGTTGTGTTATAACAGGCTGTTTCTTCAAAGCAATGGGTCAGGTTATTGATCACAGGTTCTCCTTTCTCGTGTCTGAGAATAAGAGAGCCTCCATTAGTAGACCATTTATCTGAAACAGCAACAAAATTACAGAAGCAGCTACTCCCTGAAATTTCTCTTGCAATTCTTATAAAATGAAATGCTCTAACTTCGAGACCTGGAACAATTTGTCCAAGACATTCTCTCATTGAATCTTCATCAAAGTCTCCATTTATTATTCCTGAACAGATAAACTCATAATAATTAAGAACGAAGAACATATCATTACCTGCTGATATGTATTTATCATGGACCTTTTTATTTTTTAAATCTTTATCATTTGGGATAAGTCTTTGTTTGGCAATAATTTCATTTATGGTTTTTCTAAGCCCGAACGTATTCGCTACCGATGAGACTTTTTTGTGAAATAATTCACTGTTTCTTTGATTCATTAGTGTATTTAAGGTGTGTGATTTTCTTGCGGCTACTTTACTCACAGTAGCCTGAACCCACCACCCAGAACCAAGTAGCACAGAACTTATAAGTAAAGCAATTGTGGATTGGTATACATCACCATATAAATAATATAATATAAATACACTATATAGCGTTACACCAAAGATTAAAGCTATAATGGTAATCCCATCGTTTGTTTCTGGGTATTTTTTTGCTATCTTTTCCTTTATCGTTATGCTGATAAAGGCGGAGAAGAACGCAAACATTAAGAATGGTAAAACTTCATCGAGAGAAAAAGATAATGTTTTCTTGATAATATCTTCTCGAGATTCAAATATCATGAAGAAAAGTAATGAGAGAAAAAAAGTTAAGTGAGTATATTTATGTTTTATGTATTTCTGTAAAGAATGCATTTTAAATCCTAAAAAAATACGCCCATTAAAGGGCGTTTTATTGTTTTACTCAAAACAACCTGACTCAAAGCAACCTGATTGTGTGATAACCATATGATACTCCTCATTCCATCTACACTACCTACTCTAACTTAATGATACCATATTACTCCCGGACGGCAATATTCCCACTCAATGGACAAATGACTACTCGTAGAATCGGGTAACACGCCAGATTCTACGAGGTTTCAATGACACCACGACAATTACTCGAAGACGTCAAAGCCCGCTTCACACCTTTGATTGCGGATGAACCTGCCTTACTGGAATCCCTGCTAAGGAAAGCATTGGGAACCTACCAGGATAGGGCGGGGCACATCAAGCGGATACGTTTCACCGATCAGGCCAGTAAATCACTTGCTTGCCCAGCTGATTTTCTTGCGCTCGTATCGGTTACAGATCACACCGGCGATCTTGTCTACTCCGATGTTTACGATGGGAATATCGAGCTTGAAGATACCCATCGAGCGGTATACCCACTGAATGTGTCATATCTGGCTAATTTACGTGATATGGATCTGGATAATGGGGAAGTGCCACCTGAAATCATTGGGTTACTTTCTGACTATCTGGAAGTGCTAATCGCGATACCTAACACTGATCGCCTGCGAAGGATATCTATCGCGGGGAAACTCGATGCCAGCAATTTATCCGACGAGAACACACTGTATCAGCGAAAGCTGGATCTGGAAGAGAAAATGAGCGCAACAAGGGCAATTATCCCGGGAATTGTTCTTTTCTCATCCATGTTGAAGTGAGGGGGCTGATATGGGGCTTAATGTTGCTTCAGTAAAGTCTTATGTATCTTCGGCATTAACGACGACATTATTTGGTTCCGGCGTTGGTGAGCGGGAAGTTGGTAAGCTGACGTCAATCATCATGAACAAAATGCTGTTCGCGCAAGGATGGCAGTTCTCTGTCGAAGTTGATGGACTGGAGGGGGCAGACTTCTTTGCCAAAGACATTACCTACCACGATTACAGCATCGAATATGAAACGATTAAAATCGGCGGGGGGAATATCCTTCAGCCAACGGAGCGTTCGCCTGGGCAGATAACAATGATGGTCAGGGATACCGGTGATGGCCTCGTTTTGGACTGGTTTAAGACGGCAAAAAGTCGGGTGATCAATCCTGACGGCACCGTGAACATACCGTCTAAATATTTGCTCAATGTGCGTATTTATCGGTTGCTGTCTTCCGGTTTAACCAAACTGGAAAATGAGATGACGGTATTCCCGGTCACTACCGGCGATGTCACCTATGCGCGGGATCAGGTTACTGAATTTAAGTCATTCCCAATGACCTTCGCATTGCACAGCACGTTTAACCAATCCTCAAGTTCTTTGGCTTCCCTTCTGGGCTTTAGCTTTTCTCTTTGAATTAAGGAGCAAGGATGCTTTTACCTCTTTTCCCGCTACCATCGCGGCCAACTGAATTGATCCAGTTCCGTCAGCCAAATATTGCTGATGCGATGCGTTTCAACTCGATAACACCGGAGGAACAAGAACAACAGACAACGGCATATTTAAAAGCCTTGCTGGCTGAACCCGCGAAACATGATCCCCTGACATGGACGGCGCAGGACCGGATTACCGCGTTATGGTGGATATTTACCGGCTCCCGTGAAACACCGGTCGAGACATTCACCTACACCTGTAAACATTGCGGTAAAGAGCATTATTACGATTGCGATATGAATGCTCTGGCTGAAGATATCCAGGTCCTGGAAGTGGAACCTTTCATTGACGATATTGAGGTGTCTGTAGAGGGAGTGCCTTATCAATGGCGTATCGTGCCGCTTGATGGTTGGGCAATGGAAATGCTGGAGATGCGCCGTGCAGCATTGCCACCTGAAGACGACGCGGAATTCAAAGAAGCGATCGTTGATTTGCGTTTTTGGGAATTCGCTTATCAGTGTGAGCTTTATAACGATGTTAGCGGTACTCGTGAAGATCAGGCTGAGCGTCGTTATGAAACGATTAAACGGATGGCCATTGATACTGAATTTATGAAGCTGGCGGCACACATCCGACTGGCTCATGAAAAGCTCGAACATGGTTTACCGTGCTACATCGATAAAGGTGAAATGCGTCTTCGTCTCCCGCCGCATAAATGCCCAAACCAGGATAAAAAGGAGTCCACAGAGGGTGCGTATACCCGTCTGTGGGTGCCCTTTCGGGCTACCGACTTCATTCCACAGGTGGGGATTGAAAAGCTATCAGACCTTAGTGTCCAACCTGGTTTTGTATGGGGGTATACCGATTCAGGACGCTGAAAGGCTCACTGAATCCTATGCGTTTTTCCTGTTGGAGAAACTGGAAGAAAAACTTAAACCGAAACGGTAGGCGATAAGATCATGGAAAGAAAAAACGCCAACATTGACGATGTTATAAGGACAGTTGAAACCGCCAGCGCAAAAGAGCTGGAAGAGCTTGCTGGTATCCGGGAAGCTGTTGAAGATTTGAAAGGTGGGCGAGTTGCTACTGTTGATCCTGTCTCTCGCAGCGTGTCGGCATTAAATCACACAATCGAAAATTCCCGGCCTGACTTTGTGGCCAAAGCGCCATCAGTAGACCCTATTGTTGACGCAATGAAACGGCTTAATTTAGGGGACGTTTCTCGTGTAGTTCAGGAAGATGTTGCTCAACAGGAACAGCGGGCCAAATCAACCACACCAAATGGTAAAAAACGACGCAGGAAGGCTATACCAGAGGATGTAAAGGCGCAACGGACCGAAGCAGCCGAACACGCTCGCGAAATGTTCGGTCAAAAAGGCGGTGCGCAAAAAAGCCAAAACCAACGCGATGCGCGTGGTCGTTTTATTGGAAAGTCAGGGAGTAAGGCCGCAGCGGAAGATGCCCGTGCTGAACGAGCAGAAAAGGCCAGGCGAAAAGAGGATGATGAGCGTCTAAATGCTGAATCAGGTTTATTAAAAAAACTGTCAAAAGTAGCTGAAGGCATAGGTAACCCTTCAGAGACTCGTGCCGTCGATGCGTTAGGTTATGCCGTTGCTGGTCCATTGTGGGCAGCAGGGAAGGAGCTTGGCGGGATATCAAAAGAAGTTGGTGGATCGCTTAATGGTGCCAGAAAGTCTATTGCCGATGTGATTCGTGGCAATGACGATAACAGCCGTAGAAAAGGTTTTTTTAGGCGTAAATCGCAAAATAGTGCCGATGTCGTTCAGGTTAACACCCAAAAACGGACGGTTCAGGAACTTCAGGAGCAGACCAGCGAAATTAAAGAGGGCAATGACAAGATTCTCAGCGCCCTTGATCAGATAGCCAAAAACACCGGGAAAAAGAAGGGCGGCTTGCTGTCCAAACTATTTAGCCTGTTAGGGAAGGGGGCCGGTGGCGTCGCGTCGTTGTTAATGGGGCGTGGCATGCTGAAAAAAGCTGGAGCACTCGCTTTTGGCGCTCTGGGGGCAAAGAAACTTGTAGGAATGCTACGCGGTGGAGGCAAGAAGGCTCTCGCCCATGAAGGCGGAGATTTGGCTGCCCGGGCAGCTGGTAAACTGGGGTTAAAGGCAGTTGGTAAAGGGGCGTTACGCGCAATTCCCCTAGTCGGCACAGTGGCTGGAGGTATTTATGATGCGGTAACCGGTTGGAATGATACAGAAGCTCAACGTCGAGCGTTTGGGCTTAAATCAGGACAAGATCCATCATTCCAGCAAAAAGCCGCTTATACGTTAGCCAATGTTCTTGATATGGGGGGACTGGTATCTGGTATTAGCAGTGCTATTGGTGATGTTCTCAAATCACTTGGATTTGAGGATATCGGTAATATGTTGCAATCATTTTCGACGGAAAGTATTGCCCAGGCCATTGATAGTGGGATTACCAACTTAGAAACATATATTTCTAACCTTGGCGACACCATTTCTACCAAGTTCGATGATTACACAGCAAAGATTGGTGATGCTGTTTCAGCATGGTTTAGCGATACATCTAATAAGCTGCTTGAAAAGCTGGATGCTATCAAAGACTTCTTTACTGTTGATAACCTGAAACAGGTTTTCAGTGATGCAATTGATAGTGCAATTGATTTCATTAAGAACCCAGGGAAACACATTAAAGAGGCGGCTGGTAATATTTGGGATGGGGTTAAAAATTTACCCGGTAAAGCATTAGATGCAGCGGTTGATGCCGTTAAAAATACCCCTGCGGCAATGATTGTATCAAAAATACCCAATCCAATCGGCGAGGCTAATGCGAAAGAAATCACTCCAGAGTTAAAAGCTCCGGTTAATAGCCACCAGGAGACGTCTAATTCTAAAACTGAATCCGATGCCAAACAGAGTAATATTGCTACCCGCGTGATAAATGCGGCACTGGACACGGCGAAAGATAGCAATAAAACAGTAAAACAAACTGCCAATCAGATTATCAATGCAAATGCCGTAGAAACGGGCAATAGCGCGTTGCAGAAAATTGATAAAGCTATTGGTCAAAATAGCTCGTCATCATCGTCGCTTAATACCACTGGCACCAGGAATGACATTCAGAAAGCTGCGGATACCTACAACAATGGCAACTTGGATGTAAAAGTCGGAAGTCTTGGCGCTGAAGGTAAGGCAAATCTCGATAAGTTGGCTCCGTATTTTGCCGAACTAGAGAATAAATACGGTCTTCCAGAAGGCACTCTTTACGCGATTGCTGCAACTGAATCTGGTGGTAATCCGTATGCAAAATCCCAAACCGGTGCTCTGGGGATGTTTCAGTTCACGGGGATTGCTCGTGAAGAGACTGGCTTAGCTGAAGGTGAATCGTTTGATCCTGTGAAATCGGCAGAAGCTGCGGCTCTTCTCATGAGCAAATATCTGAAGCAAGCCAATGGAGACTTAAACGAGGCCATCACTGCATATAATGCTGGGTTTGGCACTATCAATAAGTGGAAAAAAGGCACAGGTGACTTATCGAAAGAAAACCGTGAGTACGCGATCAAGGTCAATACTCATCGTGCTCGCTATTTAGGTGGTGAAATCTATACACCTGGAGCAGGAGCACAGGGTGGGGCGCAATATGGAGTGAGGGGACCACTGCCTGATAACGCTGTTATCGATCAGTCTACTGGCCTGGCGTTTACCCCTGGTGATAGCCCGTTTGAGAAAGGCGGTCTGGTAGACAAAATTGGCAATGCTGTTGGCGTTAACGATCTGGTCAACAAATTCATGAATGGCCGGGGTATGCGTCGGGAAGTCGTTCAGGGAACGCTCGAAGAACGTGCACGAGGGAAGGGGACCGCAACAGCAGTTGGCAATGTGTATGTTGATACTCCGATGCCAGTTGAAGAGGCGCGTCCGGTGGCCAACAACTCAAGTTACTTTGACCAGCTCGGCGCACAAATGGGGATTGATGGACTATTCGATAAACTCCGCAACTCGCCGGGGATGCGGAAAAATAATGCGCCTGAACCAGCCTCCACGTCCCAGGTGACGACTGCCGCCAACGATTTGCAGCAACCAACCGGTCGTATGCAGATAGACGGACAGGTTATTAGTGACCTTGGCGGCTCCGGTGCCAAGCCGACAATGCAGTTGGCTGATAATACCGTTTCACTTGATGGTGAAACGAAGCGGCTGTTTGCGCAGATGACCTCATTGCTTGCCAGGATTGAAGAGCACACTAAAGACTCGGCGAAAGGCCAGGGAACTGTCGTAAAGGTCAGCACGCCTCAACCGGGCGTTATGCGCACGGTGCCACTGTCAATTGATGATCCGTTGATGAATGACTACGCGAGAGTTGATTGATGGCCAACAATAACGAAATTGATCCTTTGCTGACGCTGGAGTTATCCGGCGTAAAAACGTATGAGTCCCGGGAGGAGGCCTGGGGCGCTCGTTTATATGAGTGGCTAAACACTTATCAGGGTGAGGTATACGGAGATCCGTCATGGGGCAATGTTTTACCGCAGTTTAAACACGAACCGACCAACTTGTCGCATGTTCAAATTGCGGTTGAGGCAATGCTGTTGCAAAAACTGACGGTAGATTTACCTGACATACCGATTTCTGGCTTGTCAGTAGCCGAGGGAGATGCTTTTGATAAGTTGAAAATATCCATTCGTATCAGGGATATAACTATCACACAGGACGTGGTGCTATGAGTAAAACAACACCGACTAAAGACAGTATTCGTGCAGAGTTTGAAGAGCTTGTCGAGAAAGATTCATTCTGGTCGAAGTTTGTCGGCTCTCAATTTGTCTCGATGCTGACATTGTTTATTACCCAGATTGTCTACAGGTGCTTTCAGTATGCCGATGCGGCGCTGGCTGAAGGCTTTATATCGACCGCGACGCGGCGTTCCTCTATCCTGGCAGCGGCAGAAACGAATAGTTACGTTGGTACCAAGCCAACACCGTCATCGGGGATGATTGAGATCACCGCCACAAGTGAAGATGCCCCAGCGGTAATCCCCAAAAACATGCCTTTAATATCTGACGACCAGTACCCTTACATGACTATGGATGTATGCAGGTTGGTTGACGGCACCGGTACGGTAGAAGTGGCACAGTTGGAAATCCAGGAGGTGACATATACCGTTACGGCAGCCAAAGAATTTCTGGAAGTCGTGTTATCAAAGGCTCTCACTGCTGTCTGCTATAAGCTGGAAGTATTCGTGACGACCGATGGTAAGACCACGCAGTGGTCTTCCAGCACTATGTTCCGGTTAGCCGGTAGTAAAAGCCAGGTCTACGTTGAGTTTTATAAACCATCCGAGCAGTTGGGGGTTCGATTCGGCGATGGGCTAATTGGGCAAATACCGCCAGAAGGCTCGACAATTACGCTTAAGGTATGGTGCACCAACGGCGATATAACCCTGGTTGCTGGCCAAAACCTGACGCCTGTCGATTCTGCGGCTAATTTAGCTAATTTGATTTCAGTTAAGACAACGACACCTATAACCGCAGGTACCGATGCCGAAACAACGGAGATCACACGTAACCGTGCACAATATTACCTTGCCTATGATGATCAGGTCGTATGGGGCGGGGACTATACGTATTTTCTGGTGCGTAACATCCCGGGACTGTCCTGGGTAAAGGCATGGGGCGAGGGTCAGCAAGAAAAATTAGATGGTGCTTATAATGTTCGGAATATCAATAAGATATTTATTTCAGGATGGCATCCAAACAAAAGCCAGTCAGAGCTTGAAGAAATGATCCTGGCTGCCTTTAAGAAGGTGCCGAATGAGTTGAACAAGAAATTCTCGTATAAAGAGGTCAGAAAACTACCCTTTAAGATCACCATCACTGGGCGGATATCGGCAAGCCTGACCATTGAGAACGTGACTGATGAGCTGAAGTCGGCACTGGAAACAAAATTTGGGCGTGACTCAACTTTCTTTGATCCGAACCGTGTCGGCAAGTACATCCTAATCAAGAAAAAAGACGTTTGGGCATTTATCGAAACGCTGGGTTATTTCCGCGACTTTTATCTGGAATTTGTCGAGTGGAATGAGTCCAACGGCTTTTACGATTTCGTTTATCTGGATACAGAAAACTCCACCTTTAATATTTCGTATGAGGAGGAGTGATGCAGCGTTCCTGGTTTAATAACCGGCTTACATCAGCTAAGCAAAAGTCATTACTTTATAAATCATTGGCTGATTTGGTTCAGTCAATGATGGACACCTTTGTTGACCCATGGTTGGAGCGAATTACCAACCGGAAGTCTATTTTCTCCATGAGCAAGGAGGATCTGGAGACTAGGACAAATGAACTTGGCCAGTTTTTTACTATCAGAACGTCGAATTCATCTTCCGTTCCGATGTTGTTACAACAGCGGTTTGATGAGATCCATTTTAAGGGTACTGAACGCCCTATAAACCAGACAATTTATCGCGAATTTAACGGTATATCGGTTTTATGGGATCCCATATATGCTCCGGTGGACTTTGAACGTCATCCCTATGGCACGGTCCTGATTCCAGAAAGCACACTGGAAACCACCGGCGGCACATTCGGCGAGATGTTTCTGACTTCCAGAGGAATGATCAGTATTCCCATAAACGACCTGGCCCGGACAATGGGTATTACTGGAACGATAGATCAGTCCGCAATTACAGAAGAAATTCTCAGAAAGTTTAATCAGTTCGTAAAGCCTCTACTGCCACTGCATATAGTGTTTGATGGGCTTACGCTCTATTTGTCGGTTGTTGTAAATGAACAGGCCGACATGATCACTTTGAACGAGATTTCTGATACCGAAAAAGCATTCTGCTGGTTTGAAACTTCGGATACAACTTCGCTTACTGGAGTTACGTCGATTAGCGCCCCGATCACCGCAACGCCTGGTGGCACTATTGTGAAAGCGACACCTACGTTTGATCGCACACGCGCAGATGATTTGTTGCTGGATAGCGACGCCTGACAATCACCCCGTCCGCAGGGCGGGGTGACAAGTTACTTCTCTTACAATGAGGCTTCACAACATTGATTAGGGAAAATCATGTCTGACGTCTCAACAAACCTCTATAAGAGTCAGTTGTTGGACTATTACTATCAGCGGCGCGCTGAATCGTCCATTAACAAAGGCTCTCGATTTTTAATCAGCAAGGCCGTTTTCGGTACCAGTTCACTGGTTACTAAGAAAGGAGATGGCACTTATGAGATTGGAGAACTGCCAAAGGCTTTCGATCTGGCAGAACTGACCAGTCAATTTTGCACCATCAACCTCGTCCCAACCTACTCAGGCGGGATAATTACTGTCCGAATGGACCTTGATCAAAGCCAGTTGCAGGAAGGGAAAAACTACCCATTCAACACTCTGGTTGTTCTGGATAACGAGAACAAGCCAATCGCCATTATTTGTGTCCAGGAAGACTCGCTGTATGTGGGCAAAACATATACCGCAGTTATGGCCATAAACACGACAACAGCATAAGGATATGCTTGATGAATGACGTTACAGTTGTTACATCAGTTACTTACCCATCACCCGAGTCGTTGGCTCTGGTGGCTGATGTGCAATACCACGAACCATATCTGTCAGCCGCGCTAAACCGAAAATTCAGGGGGATTGTTGACCCGGGATTTTATGCCGGTTTCTTACCTAAGCCTGGCGGTGGGATGAACCTGTTAATCACCTCAGTGGATGGTGATAAAACCGCAGGCGCGGCGTCGGTGGATATTGGTGAATTCTACCAGGTAACTATTCAGCAACGTAAGGATATTTCTCTTGCACTTAGTGCAGGCAAGAAATATGCAATTGTGCTGAAGGGAAGATACCTCCTTGGAGAAGATACCTATCAGGTGAATACCGCGTCACATATTCATGCGGCTGAATTTGTTGCCAGAACCTATACCGATTCATATCAGTTAGGAGATGGGGAGCTGCTTGTTTGTACGGTGAATATCCCTGCTGGTGTATCTGCCATTACCCAGGAGATGATTGATACATCCGAGCGTATCAACCGCACGATCGGCATTGATATTTCAGACTCTGTAACCAGTACCAGAAGTGATGTTGCTGCAAGTTCGCTGGCAGTTAAAAAAGCCTACGATCTGGCGAAAAGCAAGTATACGGCGCAGGATGCAAGCACAACGCAAAAGGGATTAGTTCAGCTCAGTAGCGCAACTAACAGCGACAGCGAAACAATGGCGGCTACCCCTAAAGCTGTTAAGTCTATAAAAGATCTGGCTGATACCAAAGCGCCAATAGAAAGCCCGAGTCTGACAGGAACGCCAACCGCGCCGACGGCAGCGCAAGGTACAAACAGCACGCAGATCGCAAATACAGCCTTTGTTAAGGCAGCTATAACTGCACTTATCAACGGTGCGCCTGGCACACTGGATACGCTGAAAGAAATAGCGGCTGCGATCAATAACGACCCGAATTACAGCACAACTATCAACAATGCCTTGGCTCTCAAAGCGCCTTTGGCAAGCCCTGCATTAACGGGTGTCCCTACTGCGCCTACGGCTGCACAGGGCACAAACAATACGCAGATCGCTACGACTGCTTACGTACGGGCTGCTATCTCTGCATTGGTCGGCTCATCACCTGAAGCTCTTGATACCCTGAATGAGCTTGCAGCAGCACTGGGCAATGACCCGAACTTTGCGACAACAATGACAAATGCGCTGGCAGGGAAACAGCCACTTGATGCAACTTTAACCGCGCTTGCTGGTCTTGCGACAGGCGCAAATAAATTGCCGTACTTTACCGGTACAGACACTGTTTCTCAGACTGACTTAACGTCAGTCGGTCGCGATATTCTGGCCAAAACAAGCGTTCTTGCTGTTATCCAATACCTTGGTTTAAGAGAACTCG